ACAAACCATAATGCTAGAGCAGCCAGAATTATTTCTGCAAGCACTTATGGTGCTGGTAATTTTGATGGCAATACTTTAACAAACGGAGATAAAATAAAAGTATTAAGAACTCCAACCTCCGCTACAACAATTCAAAGCGCCTTTATGAAAGTTGAAGGCGCAAACAGTACAGCAGTCAAACCTTTGTGGTTTGTAGGTTATTCCGATACTGGTGGAACTAGTGATGGGTGGCACCTTTGGGGTGGTGGTTACTTTGATGCGGCTGCAGTAATTTCCTCAGTAACTATTGGAAGCGGCACAGGTCCCTTAGATGCTGGAACAGTTTATATTTATGGAAGGGCATAATGAGTAATTATAGAGAAAAAATTGTTGATGCAATTACTAACGAAATTACTTGGCGAGATTATTCAGAACAAGAAATTTTAGAGATTGAAAAACACTTAGAAGAAATTGCTAAAGAAAAAACAGAACAAGCATCCAAGGCACAGGCTCGCCAAGCGCTACTAGACAAACTTGGCATTACAGAAGATGAAGCACGCTTATTATTAGGTTGAAAAAAGACAAGCCAACGTCGCAGAATGGATGGCCAGTCAGTAAGGATGCGGAAGCACTTGGCATCGTCAACAAACAAGTGCCGGGGACAAATCGGAAGCTGCGCGTCGCAGAAAGTGTCGCGCCCTTGCTCATATCCTTTGCCAAAGATTTTCACAATCAGGTCGAACCAATCGATGAAGGGCAGCACGATGATTGGGGCTACGCCTATCGCGAGGTGCGCGGATCAACACTAGTTTTAAGCAACCACGCATCCGGAACAGCTATTGACCTAAATGCGACCAAACATCCGCTCGGTGCGGAAAATACTTTTAATGCCGAACAATCAGCCACCATTCGCCGTCTTTGCCGCAAATATGGTCTAAGATGGGGTGGGGACTACCGATCACGCAAAGACGAAATGCACTTTGAAATTGCCTTAAATCAAACTCAAGTAGCTAACTTGATTAAAACGTTAGGATTAGAAGATGAGCACGAAGAAGAAATCTAGTCAATTAAAAAACTTCAAAGACATAGCCGCATCGTGGGGTCGAGCAGCTTTAGCCGCTTCAATTGCCTACTACTTGGCCACTGGCGATATGACCATCCGCGGTCTTGCCAGCGCAGCTATCGCCGCAGTCTTGCCACCCATCCTCCGCTACATCGATCCCAAAGACAGCTTAGGCAATGGATAGTCTTATCCTTCAACTAGGCATCATTGCGGCTGCAACGGTGTCAGGCGTAGCCGCTATCTTCGCGGCAAAGGCTGAAAAGAACAGCCGGCCTGTTGGCAATGGTTTTGCACAAGAAGTCTTGAGCGATTTACTTGAGGTTAAAACTTTGCTTTATCGGCACTTAAAAGATCACGAAGAAAAAGGGACAAAAAATGGTAAAAACCGCAATCATCACGCCAAGTCGAGGTCGAGTCAGTAACGTAATTCGATTGGCAAATGCCTTCAAGGAAACACAGGCAGTTGCAGATCTTTGGGTCGTCATCGATGAGGATGATTGGAAATGCAAAGATTATGAGCGCGCATCTGAGCTTCACGACTTTGGTTTTATCAGGATTGAAAATACGACTGGGGGTATGGCTTATCCCCTGAACTGCGCTGCCGAAATCCTATTTAATGACAATGAGTATGATCATTACGATTATTTTGGATTCCTGGGTGATGACCACGTCCCACGCACAATGTTTTGGGATTATATGCTGCGTTTGGCAATCCCAGATGGCAAAGCCGGTATCAGTTATGGCAACGACCTATTACAAGCTGGCAATCTACCGACGGCCTGTTTAATGACGCGCAGCATCGTCAATCATCTAGGCGGTATGGTGATGCCTGGAGCCAAGCATTTATACCTTGACAATTTCTGGAAAACCTTGGGTACTGACATCGGTGGCCTTTATTATCGCCCCGATATAATCATTGAGCATTTGCACCCTTTGGCGCGCAAGGCTGCCATCGATGAAAACTATGAGCGCGTCAACTCGCCTGCATATTATGAACACGATAGGGAAGTTTTTGAGGATTACATAGCAAGTGATGCTTACAAGAACCTAGTGGCGGCATTGAAGTGAAGGTTTTGGTCACCGGCCACAAGGGCTTTGTAGGCCGACATTTTCTGCAACACCTGAGCGGTTATGAAGTCACAGGTGTAGATATCTTGGATAGCAAAGATGCAAGGGATTTTTTTCGCTATAACGATACGCGCTATGACCTTGTAATACACCTAGCAGCCGTAGTCGGAGGCAGGCGTACCATTGAGCGATTTCCTTTAGCTGTCGCGGTTGATTTGGCTATTGATGCGGAAATGGCAGGTTGGGCATTACGCACAAAGCCACATCAAATTATTTACTTTTCTAGTTCGGCAGCTTATCCAGTGCATCTTCAAGATGGTCAGTTTCCACACAAATTAAGCGAAGGTGACATCGATCTAAAAAACATAAAGACACCAGACTTGACCTACGGATGGGCAAAGCTCAGTGGTGAGATGTTATGCGATTATCTGCGTGAGTCCGGGTTGTCAGTCTTAGTCGTCAGACCCTTTTCAGGGTATGCCGCAGATCAAAATCTCGATTACCCATTTCCAAGCCTGATTAAGCGAGGACACGAAAGGCATAACCCATTTAGCGTTTGGGGATCACTGACGACGGTGCGCGATTGGATTCACATCGATGATGTGGTTGATGCCTGCCTACTGTTTGCCAGCCATCGATTGAGTGTGACGGTGAATCTTTGCACCGGCGTGGCTACTTCATTTGAAACTTTAGTGAAGCTGATAAGTGAGCAATGCGGTTACTCGCCAGTAATAGAAGCCCTGACTGACCAGCCAAAGGGCGTGTCTTATCGCGTAGGTGATCCGACTTTGATGCGTAATTTGGGGTATGTACCCAGAATTAGCATTGAGGAAGGCGTGTCGCGCGCCCTGTTTGTCGCTCGCCAGTTGTAACCTATTTGCGTCCGGCTCCAACTACCAACCGGACAAAGGGACAAAAATGAAGTGGATACAAGAACACACAGATTTTGTGCTGTTTATTGCTATGTGCGCAATCTTCGCACTTGGGTATTTATGGGGACAAATGAACGGTTACAAAGCCGGCTTCAAGCGAGGGCGTATCGCTGGTCGCAAACATCCAGCAGCGAGCAATAGTCAATGAACCTTAAAGACATTGCGACAGAATTAGCCGCCCTGACCGTGCTCAAAGATGCAGTCAAAGATGCCACGGATCAACTGCGACAAATGGCAAAAGAAGAATTGCTGAATGTCGGTGCTGATATGACCAAGGCTGTCATTGACAATCAAGAAGTCGCAAAAATTACTTTAATTACACGCGACTGCGATTTTGTGATCACCGATGAACGAGCCTTCTTGACTTGGGTTCGTGAAAACGCATCGACAGAAATTGAAGAAAAGGTGCGCGATGCCTATAAAAAGATTTTTTTGCAATCCTTACAAATGAACGATGACAACTCCATCTTTACCTCAATCGATGGCAGCTTTGTCAATTTTGTGCAACTGGTAATGAAAGAACCTTATGTCAGCACGCGGTTTGCAACAGAAGGCCGCGAGGCGGTCATACAAGCCCTGCACGATGGCCGGGTACACGCCTTGCCTTGGCTTAGTGCCTACGTACAAAACACCACTCGAAAGGAGATTGACTAATGGATAACAAAGACGCTGCAAAACTTCGAGCACCATTTAAGGCTGATTTGATTGAGCAAAAGAATATGGGCAGTCGCAGCTACGCCTACATCAATCACGCCGTGGTCACAGATCGATTGATTGAGGTAGATCCAAATTGGTATTGGCAACCTATCGCTGTCGAGGCAACGACAGGTATGCCACAGCTTGATGAACATAACGGCTTATGGATTCGGTTGACAATACTAGGGACAACTCGAATTGGTTATGGCGCATCGGAACCGCATCAAAAAGGAGCCGATGCCATCAAGACCGCGATCAGTGATGCCATCAAAAACGCGGCGATGCGTTTTGGGGTAGCACTGGATCTTTGGGGCGCGGATATAAACGGCACGAGCGAGGATGCACCTTTCCATCTTCGCTC